CTAGTCAGGCTACTGGAACTGTTAATAACGTATTCGACGTTTATCCTTGGCTTCAGTCTTATCTCGGCGCTTATTGTTTGGGCGGCAGTGGCTCGTATTCTGTCCGCGTTGTGAGGGGTTGAGATGCCTGGAGCGTTAGATTCCGCCTTCCGCCAAGCAGCCGAAGCAGTCGTCAAAGACCTAGGCACTAGCCTAGACGTAGAAATTGATTATTTACGCCAAGTTTCCGGCGACTACAACGTCTCAACTGGTGCGTACACGGATTTACAGCAAACTTATTCCGACATCCGAGCCCCGATTGAATTTATTGATTCAGAGGAGGAGGAAGGCCGCGAAGAGCGTAAAGCACGGGTTTACATCGCTCCTAATCAAATAGGCGATAACCAGCCAACCATGGCGGATGAGCTGGTTCTTAAATTTGCCGGGTCAGACCGCAAAGCGCAGATAACTGACATCCGCACGTTTAGCGGCGGTCAAGCGTACCTCTACATTCTGCTGGTGAGGTTCTGATGGCTAAAAAGCGCGGCATTGGCCAGATCGTCACCGACCTAGAAAAGCAAATAAACAGTGACTACAACGCACTTATCCAGCTAACTGTTGAGGGTTTGAGTACGAGAGAAAATAGCCCTGTGGACACAGGGTTCTTTGCGTCCAGCTGGAAAGCATCAACTCAGAAAGTACGAGCGCAAGACAAGCGAGAGGACTATTCTCCATGGTCGAAGATTTACAAAACCCGTACACCTGCGGGGGATCAACGGGTTCACACCAGCAAAAAGCCCATCGGTAGCCAGATAAAACCCCGGTTTAAAATCCCAGAGTTCAACTACAAACGCCAGCCCACGGTCTATATCGGCAACACAGCGGAGTACGCGGGATATGCCTTGGAGTCTCCGAAGGTCTCTAATTTTATCCAAGGTGAAATGCGTTCCTTGGTCCAACAGACTTTTGGCGACAAACGCCCTGGCCGCATTTTTGCCAGAACTGGATCCAGCAGCAGTGTGTTTGGGTCTTATACCAAGCTCTAAGCTATGACTCTCGTAAATGTTCGCGCCGCCTTCGAGAAAGCCGTAACCGATGCTGTCGAAACAGCGGACAGCGACGTTTTAATGGTTTACGACAACGTTCGCTACACCACTCCAGGCAAAACCAAAAAATACATAGTGATGAGCGTCAACTTCAACCGCTCCACCCTTCAAAACCAAGGGGCTGCTCAGGACTACTATTCCGGCGTCATCCAATGCAACGTCTACGTGCCCAAATCAGCTGGTACGTCAGTGCTTTCCTCCGTCAGCGAAGCTGTAATTGACGGGCTTACATCCGTAAACGCCCCCGGCTACACCGACACTTTTAGCGTCGCACCCCGCGTTTTAGACATTTCCGGACCAACCCCACTGGAACTAGAAGACCGCTCTCACTTCATCGGCATTGTTTCTTGCCAGTTCACAGCAGTTGTGTAGTATATTGAGGCAAACGGTACTACTTTATGCGCGCTACCGAACTGCTCCGTAACAGGTTCGGCATTAGCCAGCTGTATAAACACGAAGTCAAAGATGGCGACGAAGTGGTGCTTGAAATTTACTGGCACCCCCTTACGATCGCTGAGCGCGAGTCAATTCAGAAAAAAGTCGGTTCTGACGATGCCAACGACTTCGCGCTGGGCATGATGATCGAAAAATCACTAGACGCCGACGGCAAACGTCTGTTCCAGGACGGCGAAAAAGCAGCCCTCAAAAACGCTGTCGAAGCCTCGATTCTGCAAGACATCCAACTTGCCATGCTCTCTTCCGGAGCAGAGAACAAGGTGGAGGAAGCGAAAGCAGACCTCAAAAGCAAATAGCGACTGGTACTTCATCTACTTCCTCGCCAAGGAACTAGGGACCACAGTCGCCCAGCTTGCCCAGCACCTAACCCAAGAAGAGCTAATTGGCTGGGCGGCTTACTACGAGCTGCACAACGAGCAACAAGAAAAAGCAGTCCAAAACGCTAAAACCGGCTCCAGGGCGCAAACAATGGGCAGGCGGTAGACTGGAGCGTAAGACTCTACGTGCTTTCTCGTGGCTCAGTACGACGTAGATATTCAGCTTGCGGTAAAAAACCTAAATACAATTAAGAGTCTTAAGAAAGAACTCAGTGCTGTTGAGGAAGCGCTTCAGCGGATTTCGAAGTTAGATACTTTTGACCCTTCTGGATTTAGGGCTAGGTCAAAAGCGCGTCAAGACGAGAAAAACCAAATAAAAGAGCAAATAAGGCTAACAAACGATTTAAAAAGAGCAGAAAGTGCTCGACGGGCAGAGTTGCTTCGGGCAGTACGACTAGAGCGCCAACAGCGTATCCGGGGCCTGGATCAGTATCCGGGGCCTATAGGCCCTGGCCCGGCAAGTCCTGTTGGCGGCAGGATTCGTCAAATGCAGGAGATCGAGCAGCTTACAAAAGCTGCCTTTGCTTCCTTTAACGAAATGGCGGTGGCTGCCAAGGCTCACGACAACGCTGTGACTAAGAGCGAGCTTGCCAATGACGACGTTGTATTTAAGCAAAAATTAGAAAAAATTAAGGCATTAGCAGATGCGGAGCTTAAAGCCAGTAAAGAAGCAAACAAAAAGGATTTAGCAGACTTTGACGAGAAATTAAAAGGTAGACTTGCTGCACGTAAAACTAGCCTTTTTGGAGATGCTACAGCTCAACAAAGAGCCGGGGCGGCTGTAAGTGCCGGTGCGTTTCCGCTGTTATTTGGCGGCGGACCAGGTATGGCGCTTGGCGGCGCAATCGGCGGCGCCGTAACGGGTAAAACTTTCGGCCCAGCCGCGATTGCATTACAAGTGCTTGGCGGGTTTTTCGATGAACTTGCCGCTAAAGCTGCAACGCTTGGTCAAGCGCTAAACCTTGCAACCGCAGATATTGATGCCGTTGTTGAATCTTTGGGCCTAGTTGGAAGCCCTACACAAGATGCAATTAAAAGTTTAGAAGAATTAGCTGGGGAACAAGTAGCCCTTCAAGAAGCAACTAGACAGCTTTCTTTAGTTGTAGGTGACGAAGGCGTAGAAGCCCTTAAAGAATTTGGCGACGCTTCAACGCGCTTGGGCAATGCACTTACCCAAGTAACCACGCAGCTTTTAGCGGCTATTGCGCAGTTTTCTGGGCCTCTTGTGACGCAAGGGCTAAAAGCTTTAGAGTTCCAAGCCGATTTATCCGCAGCGCGACAGTCCAGTGATCCCAGACAACGGCTTTTACAAGGGCAGCTTCAAAACATAAATCTTGCTGAAGACGTTATTTTTGGCCAAAAGCGAGCGGAAATAGAAGCAGAAATGGTAAAACTGCAAAGAAAAATTAGAGAAGAAGCAGAAGCCGCTTTACAAGCAAAAGTAGAAGCAGCAAGAGTAGGTTCTGCCGAACACGTAATCGCTAAAAACAACTTAACTATCGCTCAGCTAAACGGCGACTTAACGAATGAGCAGATATTCCGTTTAGAAAAATCAAACATTTTCCAAGAAGCCCGTAAAAAACTATTAGAGGAAGGGGCTGACGTAAAACTAATTGAACTAGAAAGAGACGAAAAACTTTTGGCTTTAGCTAATAAAAGAAATGATCTATTAGAAGCTGCAAACGAAAAAACTAAGCGTTTAGACGCTAGAGAGCAAAAAGCTATCGACCGCAAAGCGAAGGCGGTTGAAAGAGAGCTGGAGCGTGCTAACACGGCTTTTGACAAGGCGGGCCGTCAGCTGGACGCTATCACTAACAAACACGAAGACAAGATGGCATTCGAGCGGGAGTATTCCCGCTTAATTCAGGAAGGCAGCACGCCTGCTGCTGCAAAACAGGCAATCGAGCTTCAAAAACAACTCCTTGAGCTAGATCGCAGCTACGACAAACTATTAGATGTTGTCGATGCTGAGATACTTAGAGTAGAAACTTCTATCAAAGAATTAAAAATACAGGGCGGTATTACTACTGAATACGAAAAACAACTTGACCTACTTAAAAAGAGAAAGGAAGAGCTTGAAGGTAAGAGAGGCAAGGCTAAGGGCGCTATTGAGGAAGATTTAGCTCCTGAAACGTTTGGGGACAAAATAAAGGGCGAGATGGACAGAGTTCAAGAAGCTTTGAACGATCTTCTTGATCCTGCGAATCAGGTCATTCTTGCCGCGCAAGCAATCGGAGATGCGTTTGCTGAGTCCTTTAAGGGGCTGATTACCGGCAGCATGTCTGCTCAAGAAGCGCTGGCCAATCTGTTCCAACGCACTGCAGATCACTTTGCGGACATGGCAGCGCAAATGATTGCCAAGCAGATCCAGATGAAGATCCTGGGCATTGCTCTTAGCTTCTTTAATCCCGGCGGAGGTGGGGGTGCTAGCTCAGTTCCTGGCAGCGCTTACGGCGATATGTCCGTTGCAGGTCCTGACTTCTTCTCAGGCGGAATGATCCCCGGCTATGCCGAGGGTGGGTATGTTTCTGGCCCCACTCGCGCTCTTGTCGGCGAAGGTGGTCAAGGTGAGTACGTTATCCCCGAAAACAAGATGCGTGAAAGCATGGCGCGTTATTCGCGTGGTGCTCGCGGCGCTTCTGTCATCCCAGACGCTGGGGCTTCTGGAACGTCAGGCGAAGGTGGCGGAGTTGCAGTTGCCGCACCAATCGACGTTCGCTACACCGTGGAACGGATCAATAGCGTTGATTATGTGACGGCTGATCAGTTCCAGCGTGGACTACAGAGTGCAGCAGATCAAGGTGCTAAGAAGGGCGAGCAGCAAACGCTGAAGCGGCTACAACTTAGCGGCAGCACCCGTAAGAGGATTGGATTATGAGCCAGTATGCCTTTGGCCATGCCTTGCGGATTACGCAGGGTAGAAACACGGAATACAGGTTCCAAAACTTTTTTATCAACCAGCAGATTACGCACCAAAGCGCCAACTACACGTTTGTGCCGTTTGGGTTTTCTGGCGTCACCGTCAACCGCACAGGTGATGGCCTAGAAGCAACCGTAGTCTTTCCCAATAACGAGGTAAGCCGTGCCTGGGGCGTAAACGCCATCAACCAAAACTGGGTGATGGAAGTCGATGTGCTGATTATCGACGATGATGCCAAAGATGGGCCGCACAACATTGTTCACAGCTACACGGGTCAGGTAGTTGGTGGCCAATGGGATGAGGTGTCGTTAAACCTGCAGCTCAGCACTGTGCTGGATGCGGTTGGAACGGACGTACCAAGGCGTTCTCTGACAAAAGAACTGATAGGTAACCTGCCAATCGCCAACAATGTCCGACTGCAGTGATCTGATTGGGCTGCCGTATCGGCTTGGAGCTGACGGCAGTGATGGTCATATCGACTGCATCCACCTTTGCTACGTGGCATTGGAGCGGATGGGCATTGACGCTCCAGCGTTTAAGCAGTCTTGGTATGAGGCAAGTAAGTGGGAAGTTTGCCGAGACTTAATGCGGTGGGGTTTTCGGGTTGAAAAGCCTGCGTATGATGGAGACATTCTGCTGCTACCGCAGCAATCCTGGGCATTTGCAGTCACATGGCAGACGGGAATCTTGTACGTCAATCGAATGTCGGAGAAGGTTCAGTGGTCTTCGGCCCGTCTGTTTACGACGTACCACTGCTTCCGTACGAGAAAGAGTTAATCAAAACGATTGGTTTAACGGAGGAGGAGTATAGAAAGTTTGCGGCAGAAGTTAGGCGTAGGGGAATGGTGCGCCCTGCTGCGTATGACCATATTCCTGATATACAAGCAGGCACAGCTGCTGTGCCAATTCTTGTAAATTTAGCGATTAGTCTTGTTCTGACCGGCGTCTCGTATTTACTGACGCCTAAGCCCAAGATGCCGCGTGCCAAAAGTGGCACGGTAGATCTTGGCGACATTACCGGTCCTAGCCGTTTTACACCATCACGCGGCTTTGAGACGTTAGCTGAGCTGGCTGACTATCAATCAGCAATCCCATTGATTTTTGGTCGTTATGACGCGACTGAAAAGGTCGGTGGAATGTTGGTTACGCCCAAGCTGGTGTGGTCACGGATGTTTAGTTATGGCCCTATGCAACAGGCCAAGTTGATGTTTGTTGTGGGAGAACAGGGCGTTGCAAGCGAAGGCATTGGAGCACCCGAGGAGTCAGGTATTTTTCTTGGCAACAACGCATTGGATGCTGTCTATGACGACTTCTATGCGTTTTACTGGAAAAATATAAAGAGAGACCAGTCTGAAGTTGGCATTGTTAATAACGACTTAGCGCATGGCAAAGCCGGTCCTGAGATTGTCAACAAAAAAGCTGGTAAAGACGAAGTATTTGTTTGCCCAAGTTCAGACGAAGACGATGTAGTTAATTTCTGTCATGCGTATTCTCCTGCAAACAATACTGAGTTTGGCGTTTACGCGCCGATCGCAAACGGCACCGGTTACAGGTTAAATTATGAAGTCGTAAATGCTAACGATAGTTTAGATGACAAAAACCTGCGCCAAGCAGTTATTACTCGAATTAAAATTGCCGGGTGTAAAAACATAGTTGACGGAGCAAGTGAGCTAGACGATAGAAAAGATTCGGACCAAATCAGGGACACTGGTCAGGACAGCTTTGGTCGCAATTACAGCCCCCGCATGGGGATTGTTTCAGTTAAAACAAGTTCGGGAACAGTCAGAGCAAGCGCAAGTGAGCTGCAGAAAGACGTAGATGTTGAGGTTGGTGATACGGCAATTTTTTTAATAAGCCATGAAGTAATTCCTGAAGATTTTTACAAAAGAAAAAACAAAGGAGAAAGCGTTGAAGATATTAACTCAACAGTGCAATCTATGCAGTTCGCGGCGGACGACGCAATGCAGCCTGGAGAGGTGTTTGCCATTGGCGGCACCGTCTGGAAAGTTACCAAGCGCAGCCTTCCTGACAACAAACGCTTTGACCCAGATTTTTTAAGGGAGGATCAAGAAATTACGCTTGAGTGTATTGACATTAAAAATGCACTTAACAATACGATTGGCGTAGTCAGTAGAGACAGCGTTATCAACCCAAGTAAAAACTACATTGGGGACAGTTTTGAAGATTCTGGCAGGCAGACTATTTCAGAAGTATTTTTTCCGATCACTAAAGTTGCGACCGGCATTGTGCGCAACAATCGTCCAGCAATCGTCACTGAAATCGGCATCAAAAGTACGGTTTTCCAGCGCCTAAACGGGCTGTGTGCTTTTAACTCATTGCCAACACCTTCTGAAATCGATGATTTTCAGAGAGATGACTTACAAGTCCGCACGGGCACGATTACGTCTGCTATTCCCAGAGTTTCCGTGTTTCAGGTGCTGATTAGGAGAGCTGGTACGGATGATGAGTTTGAGGCGGTGCGAAGTGCAAAGAGTGATGGAGGGCTAATGCTTTTTGCTGTACGAGGCAGCACCCCAGTCGCTCAGTATAACTTTATTCGTTTCGTTCTTCCAGAACCGCAAGAACTTGAATTTAAGTTTGTAGCTATTTCAGGTGCAGAGTTAAGGCGCACCAGCAAAAACAAGATTTTAATTGATCTTTCTCACGCGCCATCATCCAAGCCCAATAGTTTTTTAAGGCTATCTACCAGCGTACCTGGGTTCGGCGAGCTTGAGGTTGATGTATCCGGCAAAGAAATTTTACGAACAGAAGTTACCAGAAACAAAGAATTTTTCAGAGAACTGACAACTATTCAGGAAGCCGACGTTACACGGTATCCAAGTGAAGTTAGCAAAAGCGAGACGCTGCCTGCAGCGCAAAAAGGATCGTCAGCCGAGGCAATAGTAAAAGTCAGCAATGCAGGTATTGCCAACATCTCAACAGGATTCGGCAAGGCTGGTGCGTTTGCGTATGCGCTTTTAGAAGAAGCCGAAATTAGTGATACAAAAAGACAAAAGAAAAACCGTTTAGAAGCTACTACCCGAGAGGTTGTAGATGGCAGATGGATTGAACTTAAGTGGTCTTTTAGCAAGCTAATCCTTGGCTCGACGCACTACGCTCGCCAAAACGGTATCGAGTGGTCCTGGTTCGTAGAAAGCGTCGAAGTTGTAGGAAGCTTTCCTTCGTTTACAGAAGGCGAAGTAATTGAAATAAAGCGCGGAGCGGAAAGCACAAATGCAGACCCTAATCATCCAGCAGCTGCGTACTCTAACAACAATCCTTTTAAGCAAAATAATCCAGGAGGCACTCTTAGGTGGTCTGGGTTGAAGTTTAGAGTTAGTAGAGTTGGCGACAGCGTTACAATTAAAGGCAGAGTCCAGGCGTACAGATACGAATTGTTTGGGGATGCCAGCAACTTTGAAATAGGAGAAACAGATTCAGCAATTATTTCTCTGGTAGGCGACAATAGTAGCACGCAAGAAATTAGATTAAAACTAACCAGTAGTGTTGTTGACTCGGATGATAATTCTTTTGGTCAAGCTAAGGAGTGGGGTAAGCCTTCTATTGAAATTCGAGAAGGTAATACAACACAAAACTGGGCGATAGGGGACACAGCCCGCGACGTTAGAACTGTTTCAGCCAACAATCCGTATAAAACTGTTTACGATGAGGCTGGTGCGGTTTACGCAATCGGCAACGTAGATTTTGAGAAAACCAAAGAGGTCGTAGAAGGAGAGGCTGTTTTTGCTGCATCAACGCAGTTAAGCGACATCAGCCATTATCGCAATCTGGTCGAAAAATCTAATGCCACAACCCCTGAGCATGAGATTGTTTACGTCAATGAAATCCAAGAGAATGCGGAAGACCCTACGTTTAAAGATCTGACGCTTGCTGGCTTGTCATTGAAGGCTGGCCGTCAATTTACAGCGCTCGACCAACTGCGTGTTTGGCTCGGCAACGGGGTCCAAGTGGAACGGCTGCATCCCGACAAAACTAGGGCGTACGGCAATAGCGCTGCAACCGGCTCTAGCAATCTGTTTAGCGATCTTGTGTTTTACCTGTTGACCGATCAAGTCGGAGGAGCTGGAGCCTTGCTAGGCATGACACGGACTAGCACGCCTTTGGTTGACAAAACTGAGTTAGTAAATACCTCAAAGTTTTTGCACGGGCAAAAACTGTTCTTTAATGGTGCGATAACCGACCGTACCAACCTTCGTCAGTTCATTGCTGATCTTGCGCCGTATTTCCTGTGCAATTTTATTGTGTCGGATGGCAAGTTCTCACTGAAGCCAGCGTTGCCTGTGCTTCAGGAAAGTGGAGAGGTCAACACTGGCCCTGTTGCTGTTGAGCAGATATTTACTGAAGGCAACATCTTGGAGGACACGTTCAAGGTTGAGTACCTTGGAGCGGAAGAGCGCCGCCCGTTCCAGGCCGTTGTTCGTTACCGACAAGAGAAAAAGAATAAATTGCCTGAAGAAAAGACCATTACGGTTCGGGCGCGTGGCTCTGAATACAATCGTTCCAATGTCGATATTTTACCGATCGAGCAATTTGATTTAACGCAGTTCTGTACGTCTGAGCATCATGCGTTGCTGGTTGCCAAGTATTTCTTGAGCCTGCGTCAATTTATTACGCACACCATTAGCTTCTCAACCACTCTTGAAGGGCTGTCTATTCAGGCTGGTTCGTTCATCAAGGTTGTAACACAGGCCAGCCCATACAACAGCGCAAACACTGGAACGATTGACTCAAGCGGAAACGTAACCAGTGTGCGGGAGCTGCCTAGCGGTCAGTATGTCGTTGATTATTTTGCAACTGATTCTGACGACATTGAGCGAGATACCATGGAAGTGACGAACGGAGTCGTCACAGCAACGCAGTTCCACAGCTCTGTGTTTACCTTGGTCAATGAGACGGTTTCACAGAACATCTATGTTGTGGAACAACTGACGTTCTCGCAGGAAGGCACCGTAGACATTGTGGCGTCAGAGCATCCCTGCGATGATGAGAGTCGAAGTCTGTTGGTGGATTCCATCTACAACGGCTCGTACACCGAGATGCGCTAATGGATTTTCCCGACATCCAACCCACTAGCCGGACATTTGACCCAGGTGACTATCCGGTCAAGGCTTTTAAGGCTCAAAACGGTGCCGAGACTCGGATTCTTTACGGCGACAAGCGCACCAACATGAGGTTGGCGTTGACCTACGCCAACATCAGTGATGCGGTTGCCCAGCAATTTTTGACTCACTATGACGATGTGCAGGGCACGTTCCAAACCTTTAGCGTTCTGACCGAGACCAAGAGTGGCTGGAGCGGAGACGACACTGCGTTTAGTGCTGCACCACAGAGCAATCGTTATCGCTACGAGGGTCCACCGCAGGTAGCTCAGGTGCGCCCTGGGATTAGCACTGTTACAGTGAACCTGATTGGTGTGCTCTGATGGCGAAGGTTTACACCGGCAGAGATGGCGTAATGCAGCTTGCTGGTGCGACCCTCGCTAAGGTCGTTAGCTTTTCGCTGCAGTCAAATTTAGAAACGCTCGAAACAACAACGTTGAACGAGCATATCCGTAGTTATTCGCCTGGCGTTTCGGGCTATAGCGGCAGTGCAACGCTGCTGTATTACAAGGAAGACGACGGCAGTTTCAACACTACCAACCTGCTGAACAAGCTTTACAAGACTGGAACGTCAGGTGTTAGCAGCAGCGACACCGTTGAGCTGACCTTTCGTTGGGTTGATGGAGCAGATAACAACGACATCAAGCTGACTGCTTACGTCACTAGCGCCAACATTGGTGCTTCTACCGGCGACATTGTTCGTGCCGAGATTAGTTTCCAAGGCACTGGAGCGCTGTCTACGGTAACGATCTCATGAGTGTTTACCTTGGTACGCACGGCAAGATAGAACTGCAACGCCAGTTCAATGGCGGGGCGTTGACTTCCACGATTAACACTGGTGATGTCAACGCAACTAAGAAGCGTTTTAGTTTTGACTTTGATCACGGTCAGCTGCTAACTGGCGATCAGATTGAGATTAAAAGCACTGACGGCAGTGCTCTGGATTTTATTGCGAGCTATACCGACTCAGCGGTCAAGAAATTTATTTATGTGGACGAGCTAGACGGCATTCGTCTGTATAACTCGTTTGCCCACGCGGTGAATGGTGGAACGACAAACGCCATTGCGCTTGCTGTGCCTGGCGACGATATTCCGATTGAGGTAACGGTCGAAAACAGCGTTCCTCGTCTGGTCGCCCAAGTCAATAGCTTTGAAGTTAATACTGAGCGCGAAACCGTTGACACCACTGCATTGTCGGATGAGTTTCGTTCCAGGGTCAACACGTTGATCTCTGGATCGGGGCGAGTCAGCGCGTTTTGGGAGTACACAAACGATACGTCTAACGAGCTTGCTCATTACATGCTGGAGCTGGCATTGCGCACCAGAGTTGGCAGCAACTTTGCAGGTCGTTTTTACATTAAAACTGCTGGTCATAATCCTGGCGGCGTGGCTGATAGGACCAATGATGAGGTTTGGTATCAAATCAACGGAATTATTACAGCTGCTGCAGTTCAGTTTGCGCCAGACAATACGGTCCAGATTACAGCTGACTTTGTGACGACTGGCCCTATACAGATCAGGATGCAAATTGAAGTGCCTCCTGCGTTGCTACAAGAGGGCGGAGACGACCTCTTACTTGACCAGGACAACACTGCTAAGCTGCTTCTTGAGACTGATCAGTAATTTAGGAGCCTCGGCGGATGGCTGATCTCAAAATCAGTGAGCTTTCAGCCCTTGCCGGTTCGAACCTTGCAAGCGGTGATTTGGTAGCCGTTGTCGATGACAGCGCAAGTGAGACCAAAAAGCTGACGATTGGGGATCTGATCGCCAATGGCGTAACACTGATCAGCGATAGCACGATCCCTGGAGCGAAGATTACATTTGCTGCTGGCGGCATCGCAACAGCAGCTATTGCCGATTCAGCGATTCAGACGGCAAAGATCAATGATGACGCGGTTACTGCCGCAAAGCTCGCCAATAATTCCAGCGTCAACCTTGTCACGACGTTGCCGGGGTCAGGCGATTTTACGGGTCAGCTGGCCTTAGACACCGATGACAACAAACTGTATGCCTGGGATGGCAGTGCTTGGCAAAGCCTAAAAGGTGCTGGTTCGTTAAACGCAGCAACGGGCAGCACTACAGGTGTAGTGAACATCGTTGCTACGACAACGGGTGACACGGTTGCTATTTCGGCAACACTGGATGACACGAGTGCTGCAAATCAGTTTTTAGCTGGACCTACCAGTGCAGCTGGCACAGCGGCTTATCGCACGATTGACAGCACAGATCTGCCAACTGCATCTTCTTCGGCTAAGGGAGCCGTCATTGTCAACGGTGAAGGACTCCGCATGGACTCCGACACTATTGAGGTTGATAACGACGTAACGGCTAGCACGACGCATCACGTTGTCACGTATAGCGCCAAAGGCTTGGTGACTGGTGGTCGAGCTATTACATCTGCTGACGTTCCAGCTGCAACCAGTTCTGCCAAAGGTGCTGTTATCCCTGGAACGGGACTAGCTGTTGACGGCAGCGGCAACTTAAACCACAGCAACACAGTTGCGACGGGCACCTACACCAAGGTGACGGTGGATGCTCAGGGTCACGTTTCAACGGGTGACACGTTGGCAGCGGACGATATTCCTGCAATTCCGGCGTCGAAAATCACCAGCGGAACCTTCGGCACTGGCTTGCTGGGGACCAATATCGTCACCGGCAGCAAGTTAGCGGACCAGTCAGTCACCAAGTTTGGTGGTGCGGGTGCGACCGATAACGTCGTTACCTTCCCCGACGGTGACTACAAGGGCCAATTCTTTTACGACGAGAAAAACGCTGACCTTTACGTCTACACCGGTACGTCTTACGTCCCAATCACCGTTATCAGCGGCAACCTGATCAACGCTGGAGCGTATAACGCCAACACTAATCTGTTGACCAGCGTCACTACTGCAGGTTCTGCAGCTGGTTTTACTGCTGGTAGTGCGCTGCCTTCGCCTGCAACCACCAACCTCAACTATTACGTGGTTGTGGACACCAGTGGTACGGGATCTGGTGCAGCACCTGCTGTAGCACTGGCACCGCCGGACATGTTGATCTCCCTTGGAACGGGATCAACGTTCTCGCTGATCGACGTTTCCAACGCAATCGCTGGTCAGACTGCTGCCAACATTTCAGTCGTTCCAGCAGGAGACATCAGCAGCACTGACGTACAGGCTGCATTGCAGGAGCTTGATACTGAAAAGATTGGTTCAGCCAGCCCCACGTTTACTGGAACGGTTTCGATCGACACGAACGGAACTCTGGTCTTTGAGGGTTCTAGTGCTGACGACTATGAAACGACGCTAACGGTCACTGACCCAACAGCCGACCGCACCATCACGCTGCCAAATGTCACTGGAACGGTGGTGACGACTGGCGATACCGGTACGGTTGCGACCGGCATGATTGCCGATGATGCCGTTACAGCAGCAAAGCTGGCGGACACTGCAGTTACGCCTGGAAGTTATACGGCTTCAGCTATTACGGTTGACGCTCAAGGTCGTATTACTGCAGCATCAAGCGGATCATTTGCTGAACTCGGGTCAGCTCAGACGTTTAGTGCCGCGCAGACTTTTACGGCACAGACAACGCATAACGGCGGTCTGACTGTTGATGGTCCTTACGAGCAAACAGCTGAAGCTGTTTCAGCACTCGACATTGACTTAAGTACCGGCAACTACTTTACGAAGACGATTAACGCCAACTCGACGTTCACCTTTAGCAACCCTCCGTCATCTGGAACGGTTGGCAGTTTTACGCTTGAACTGACCCACACATCTGGAACGGTGACTTGGCCTACGTCAGTCAAGTTTCCAGCAGACACCGCACCAACACTTACGACGGGTAAGACCCATCTGTTTGTGTTTGTCACTGATGATGGCGGTACGCGCTATCGCGGTGCAGCCCTTGCCGATTACGTGAACTGAGTCAAATGGCTATTCAGCTTAAGCGCAGCAGTACAGCTCACAAGCGACCGACTCCATCAGCGATGTCGGCTGGTGAAGTGCTGGTCAACCTTAATGCAGCATCACCCGGTCTGTTTTTTAAAGGCAGTGATGGTGCTCTGGTTAAGGCTGGTCCTGTTCACATTGGCAGTGCTGCACCAAATGCTTCGCCTGCTGGTCAGTCTGGCGTCCAGAAAGGTGAGCAATGGCTTGATACGAGTGTCACGCCAAACAAGCTGAAGGTCTACGACGGCACACAGTGGGTTTCGACAACGCCCACGGTGTCAGAAGGTGGTCAGGGTGCAATTCTTCAAAACCTGCAAACTATCGACGCTGATGTAACTTTGACGAGTTCGTATAATGGCTTTAGTGTTGGACCGGTTGCGGTG